TTTAAAACTTACGTGGGTAACCGTACAAATATAAAAAGGAGCTAAACTATGAGTGAAGTAGCAACTCAAAAACAGGCACAAACTCCGTCTTCAATTTTATTTAGAGACGATGCCAACAAAGGTTTTGAGAACGTAAGACAAGAATCTCTTGCATTACCCATCTTAAAACTTTTACAAAACGGATCTGGCGAGGCACAGAAGCGTAATCAAAATTACGTAGAAGGTGCAGAACCAGGTATGTTTTTAAATACAGTAACAAAGAAACTGTATGACGGTGATAAAGGAATAAACGTAATTCCTTGTTATCACAAAACAGAATACCAAGAGTGGGCAGAATTTGGAACTGGTTCAGGTAGACCAGAAAACATTTATCCTGCAGACTCTGACATTCTGTCAAAAACAACAAAGGATGGTGCTAGAGATAGATTACCAAACGGTAATTACATTTTAAATGTACATCAAAACTTTGTGTTGATCGTCGGGGATGATGGTCATGCTGAGAGTGCATTAATTTCTATGAGTGCGTCTCAGGGTAAAGTTGCAAAGAAGTGGTTGTCACTACAAATGTCACAGACAATGTCTGATGATCAAGGGACATTCACTCCTGCATCATTTGCTTTTGCATACAAACTTACATCTGTATTAAACAGTGGTAAGGGTAATCAGTGGTACGGTTACAATGTTGTAACAGCAGGTGCTGTAAAAAATGCAGATCTTTACACAAGAGCTAAAGATTTTCATAATACTTTAGAGGCTAACAATAAATAGCCACAATTGGGCGCTAGGAAACTAGCGCCCGACATAGAGGGATACATGTTGAAAGATATTTTTAAAGGATTAGAAAGTGCGTATGGTCAAACCAAAATTACCAACGAAATTCGATCCGATGGAAAAGCTGAAGTTAAATCTTTTACAATTAAAAAACCAGTTACGAATCAGCTTTGGGAAGAACACATTAAAGGGAGCGAACCTGCATTGGGGATTGTTCCAATTAACGAAGATAATGAATGTAAATGGGGTTGTATTGATATTGATACTTATCCTTTTGATCATCTAGCTTTAATTAAAAAAATAAGAGAACAAAAATTACCTTTGATTGTTTTTCGATCAAAGTCAGGTGGAGCACATGTGTTTTGTTTTACAAAAGAATTTGTTCCTGCCATCTTAATGCGAAATCGATTAATACAAATGGCATCAGTCATTGGTCATTCTAAAGCAGAAGTTTTTCCAAAACAAAATACCATCAAAGCAGAACGAGGTGATGTCGGTAGTTTTTTAAACATGCCATATCATGGTGGAGATAAATCCATTAGATTTGCATTTGATGATGATGGACAAGCATTGTCCATGGATAAATTTTTTAAATATTACGAACAGCATGTAATATCAAAAGCAGGATTACAAAGTTTACAACTCACACAAAATACAAAAGAAACTTCAGACTTTCCAGATGGACCACCATGTTTACAAACACTAGCAAAACAAGGTGCGGTATCTGAAGGCGGTCGTAATAATTATTTATATAACATTGGTGTATATTTAAAAAAGGTAGACCCAACGGGTTGGGAAAATAAAATAGATGGTTACAACACGGAAAAATTTATTAACCCACAATTAAAAAGAGATGAAGTTACAAAAACAATTCAATCACTAAATAAAAAAGATTATGATTATAAATGTAAAGACTCACCAATATGTGATTTTTGTAATGACAAACTGTGTTTTACTAGAAAGTTTGGTAAGTCAGGATCACCTGACATAGATATTACCGGAATCAGAATGTTAGATTCGGATCCTCCAATTTATTTTGTGACGGCAGACGGTGAGACCATGGAATGTGATCCAGATACACTGCACGATCCGGACAAGTTTTCTAAACATGCCATGATACATATTCGTAAAACATTATTATCAACGAATAAAATGATGTGGAAGAAACGAGTAAATAAATTATTGGCAGAGATGGACGATCCGATACCTGCACCAGATGATATGCGTATTGATGTGATTTTACAAACTGCACTTACAGACTTTGTAAGTAAAAACGGAAAAGAATTAGAAGATGTATTAAAAAGAAAAGCATTCACAGAGAATGGTCACAGTTGGTTTAAGTTTAAAGACTTCTGGAGATTTTTGATGGCTACTAAACAATGGCAAGATAAAATGTACAACCAACATAAAACTTTACGTTTAATACAAACACTCTTTCAAGCAGAGTCTGTTGTTAAAAAGATTGGTGAAGAAAGTGTAAAAGTTTGGCAGGTCAAAGGACTCGAACTTAAAAAAACAATTGTAAGAAAAAATAAAAAAAAGAAAGCTAACTTTGAGTTATGAGAACAATTATACCAGGACCTCCAGGCACCGGCAAAACACATACCTTAGTTAATAAATATTTACACCACGAATTATTTAATCTTAAAACGGATCCTAAAAAAATAGCCTACATCACTTTTAGTAAGGCAGCAACAAAAGAAGCTCGATCAAGAATTACTCAAAGGTTTCCAGGTTTTGAATTTGATTATATTTCAACTATGCATGCTATGGGAACAAGAGCTTTGAATTTAGATACATCCGCTCAACTTTTAAATGGAAAAAATTGGAATGGTTTTAAAAATTTTTCTGTGGTGTGTAAAGATATGTCTTTTGACAATTATCAATCTGAGTCTGGATACAGAGTTTATAAAAATCAATACATGAAAATTATTGAATATGCGAGAGCAAAACAAATCAATGTTTTAGATTCAGCAGCAGAATTAGAATTAGATATTCATATTGATGACAATTTACTTTTACAAATCGAACAAGATTTAAAAGATTACAAAGAGTTTTACGACATGTACGAGTTCTCTGACATGTTGACCAAGTTTGTTGAGAAAGACTTATCACCGTCCCTCGATGTGGTTTTTCTCGATGAAGCCCAAGATCTGAATCCTTTGCAATGGAAAATGTTCTATTACATTGAGGCCCAGTGTAAAAGATCTTACATTGCAGGGGATGACGATCAGGCCATCTACGCATTTCAAGGTGCGTCTCCTTCTGAATTTATAAACCTACGCGGTGTCATTGATGCACAGACCCAGTCTGTGAGAGTTCCAAAAGCAGTGCATAAAGTTGCACTGTCAATCTTAGAACATATCGAAGAACGTCTAGAAAAGCAATGGCAACCTAGAGATGATGAAGGTGAAGTGATTGATCATTTAGATCTTCAAGACATTGACTTTAATACTGGCAACTGGATGATTCTAACAAGAACCAATGATCAAATGAAACCTATTGTTGAACATCTGCACGATACTGGTTTTAGATTTGATTGTAAATTTAACGAATTGTTGCCTAATGATTTGTTGGAAGCAATTAATATTTGGGATCGTTTAAATAAAGGAGCAAGTATTAGTGGTGAAGAAGTTGAAGTTTTGTATAGTTTTTTGACTAAAAAAGATATCAAACATGGTTTCAAAGGTAAAGCGTATAATCAAATTGATTCGGTTGACTTAAATCAATTACGACATGAATATGGTTTGATGGCTTCAGGAGACTGGACGGTGTTAAATATGTCTGATGCTCAACGTCGATATATCGAGAGTCTGGTGGCAAGCGGCGAGGATCTAAGTAAACCTGCACGTATAAAAGTTTCAACCATACATTCTGTGAAAGGTGAAGAGTGTGACAATGTTATTTTATTTACAGATCTAGAAAATATTATTTACGAAGCTGCTCAAGTAAATAAAGACACAGAACATCGTTTGTTCTTTGTTGGTGTGACCCGAGCAAAAAACAAATTGTATATTATGAATCAGGGTTCAGAATATCAATACAATATAGGAGACGACATATGACAAACAAATCTTTTTTTACAAAAAAAGAAAATGCAGATGAAAAACAAATAGGAGGATCACATTACAAAATAAAAATACAACCTTACACTTTTATTATGTCCAATGGGTTGAATTTTTTTCAAGGTAATGTAATTAAGTATGTAGTCAGATATTTAAAGAAAAATCAAATAGAAGACTTAAATAAAATAATTCACTACTGTGAATTAGAAATAGATAGATTGCGAAAGGAATGGGATAAGTAGTTGTTTCAAGCACAGACTGAATGGATTTGTCCTGAAAGTTTTCCAGACTTGTCTGGTTATCAATATGTTGCAATCGATTTAGAAACCAAAGATCCAAATTTAAAAACACGAGGTTCTGGTTCTGTTATTGGCCAGGGAGAAATTATAGGTATTGCTGTGGCTGTTGAAGGATGGTCTGGATATTATCCGATAGGTCATCGTGAAGGAAACATGGACAAAAGAAAAGTTTTAGAATGGATTACTAAAGTTTGTGCAGATGATAACACAAAAATTTTTCACAACGCCATGTATGATGTCTGTTGGTTGAAGTCTTATGGAATAAAGATAAATGGTTTTATTATTGATACCATGGTGATGTTATCTTTAATTGATGAGAATAGAAGATGGTATTCTTTAAATAGTGCGTCGTATGATTATCTTGGAGAAGTTAAGAGCGAACAATCATTAAAAGAAGCAGCAGAAGCTGCAGGTGTTGATGCAAAATCTGAAATGTATAAACTTCCGGCAATGTATGTTGGATCGTACGCAGAAAAAGATGCAGAACTTACCTTAGAATTATTTAGAGTCTTATCAAGAGAAATACAAAAACAAAATTTACAAAACGTATTTGACCTGGAGACAAATTTATTTCCGTGTTTAGTTGATATGAGATTTAAGGGCGTTCGGGTTGACGTTGAAAAAGCTCATACGTTGAAACAAAAACTAGTTTCACAAGAAGAAGAGTTATTGCTGCAAGTAAAAAAAGAAACAGGAGTAGAAACCCAGATATGGGCGGCAAGATCGATTGCACAAGTGTTTGATAAATTATCTTTACCTTATTCCAGAACTTTAAAATCAAATGCACCCTCCTTTACAAAAAACTTTTTAAAAGAACATCAACATCCTATTGTTCAGAAGATAGCAAAAGCAAGAGAGATAAACAAGGCACATACAACATTTATTGATACAATCCTAAAACATGAGCATAAAGGACGAATTCATGCGGATATTAACCCAATAAAATCTGATACAGGTGGTACAGTCACGGGTCGGTTTAGTTATTCAAATCCTAACCTGCAACAGATTCCTGCAAGAAATAAAGATTTAGGTCCTATGATTAGAGGATTATTCATACCAGAAGAAAATTGTACATGGGGTTGTTTTGACTACTCACAACAAGAACCAAGACTTGTTGTGCACTATGCTGCAACCACTGAACCTATTTGTTTTAATGAATCGGTGACTAAGATTGTAGAAAAATTTAAAGATGATTCGGTAGACTTTCACCAAACTGTAGCTGATATGGCAAACATTTCTAGATCACAGGCTAAAACAATTAATCTTGGATTGTTTTACGGGATGGGTAAAGCAAAGTTACAGGCAGAATTAGGATTAAACACGAAGCAAGAAGCTGAAAACTTATTTAATCAATACCATGACAATGTACCGTTTGTCAGAGAATTAATGAATAGAACATCGTCGTTTGCACAAACATCAGGATCGATTGGAACTTTACTGGGTCGTAAGTGTAGATTTGATAAGTGGGAACCTGCAACGTTTGGTATGCACACACCTATGACTTTGGAAGAAGCAGAGAGAACATATGGCCGTGGAAGAATTAGAAGAGCATTTACATACAAGGCTTTAAATAAACTTATTCAAGGATCCGCAGCAGACATGACAAAAAAAGCGATGTTGGATTTATATCAAGAGGGAATTATACCTCACATACAAATTCATGATGAATTAGATTTATCGATTGAGTCGCATGAACAAGCTAAAAAGATTATTGAGATCATGGAAAATGCTGTTACACTAGCAGTCCCTAACAAAGTTGACTACGAGTCTGGACAAACTTGGGGAGACATTTTTGAATGATAATTTGGACAAGCTGGAGGTCTAGAGTATGGCATATCTTAACGCAAACGTTCCCCCAATCTATTGTAAGATTAGGACAGAATATCTTTACGATATGGACCAAAAGAAACGTGGTGAAAGAGAGTGTGTTATCTTTGGTGTCACAAGTATCACAGGCCGTTCGCTCTTATTCAACATCATGTTACCGAACGGGGCGTGCTTTTGGCGTTTGCCTATCAGCGCGTTTTTCCAAAAACGTTTTTCTAGATCCCAAGTGCCCGATATGCACCTCCACGAGTTACAATTGTGGAATTGTTTTAGTTATTACCCTAGTGTGCATCGCTTTGATTGGATGGATGGTCTAGACGGTAAGTTTAGAGGAAAGGACAAAAAATTTTATCATGGAAATTATTTATTTACTATTGATTGGGCCCATCCTGATAATAACATACTTAATACTGAGCACTCTGAAATTCCCCAAGAACATAAATGCGCTCATATTCTCGAACTTAAAAATGGTAATTACGCAGCTCAGCCTAATAATCGCTGTTTGTGGCATGTTAATTCTTACACCACTGATAAAGATTGGCCTGATTATAAAGTCCAAACTACAGTCTGGGATTGTGAAGATGATGCGTGGGTAACAGAAGACTCGGATAATATGTTCTATGAGTTAGAACCAAATAAGTCTTCTCACGAAGACTAAAATCGTATATACAATTACACAAGAGGGACCATGATAAGATTATTAACAATATTGGTGTGTGTGCTTTATGCGACAGCAACTTATTCAGATGTTACGCAAGAAAATGTTAGCGGGGGTAACACGTCTATACAAGGCGGTTATACGTCATCCACTACATACGAGTCTGGCTCTTCTAGTTCTAGCACTACTACTAACAGCACTACTAGCAATATACGTTCTGCTCCTCCTACTGCCTCTGCGCCTGGTCTAGCCCCATCTGGAATAGATGTGTGTTCGGTATCGGCTAGTGCTGGAGTTCAAACTTTTGGTTTGGGAGTATCTGGTGGTAAAAGTTTTAGAGATAAAAACTGTGAGAGAATAAAATTATCAAGAGAACTTAGAGCAAACGGTATGAACGTAGCAGCCGTTGCACTTCTCTGTCAGGACCCGCGTGTATTTCAGAGCATGGAAATGGCGGGAACCCCGTGCCCGATTGATGGTAAAATTGGTAAACAGGCACAAGCACAATGGAAAAAATATGGAAAACTCAGACCTGACTATGAATTATATACAAAAAAATTAAAAGTTATCGAAGATGCAGAAAAAAAAGAGGAGATGAAGTTTGAAAAAGAATTTAATAAAAAGTTGGGTAGTACTAAGTCTTCTAACAAGTAGTACGTTAGCTGAAGAAGCCACATCCGGTAACCTTTTACCTAACGCCAATGTAAATCAAACAAACTTACAAAATCAATCAGGAACTATAAATGGTATTAGTGGGTCAACTGGTTGGACAACCACAGGCATATCTAATTACAATAGTGAACTAGAAGCAAACGGCACTGGCACAGTATCTTCATCAGGATCTCTTGTAGGTATTACAACTGAAAAACAAAATGGTGGACAGTTTACAACCACTGCAGATAGTCTTGATGGTGGAGTTAGATTAAACTCTACAACCGAAGTACAAAACTGTGAGTGGGTAGGTTCAGCTTATCAATGTGGAAATGCAACAACTGGAAGAGATACTTATTCAACAACAGTTAATATTTTAGATGCAAACAATAATTCGTTATCTACAGTTACACAGATTAGAAATAACGATGCGGGATATTATGGAAATACTTATACCTATACAGATACCGTTATACATAACGGCACTGGAGCTAGAAATTGGAGCTGGCTGTGGACAGGTATTGATGGAAACAATGTTAATGCAACAGGTGCCGTTGGACCTAACTTACTTGGTGCAAGTCTTACAGCTACACTTTTAGATATTAATTACACAGCTTTACCTCCTGCAATACAAACCGAACTTACTTCTTTTGATGATGAAATAAATAAAGAATTTAAAGAGTTAGAAGGGTCTTTTAAATTTGAAGAACCAAAGTTTAACTATGAAGAACCTAAGTTAGAGACTTTTAAAGAACCTGTTAAGATGGAAACTAAAGCATTTGAAGAAGCACCATCCCCATCAGGAATGAGCCAAAAAGAATCATTATCCGGTCCGGGTGCCACATTTACAGAGACCTCGGGGCCTTCCGGTGGTAAAACTCCCTCTCCTCAGAAGGAGGAGTCAACTCCTGTTGTGGAAGAATCTGCTCCTGCCAACGCTGGCGCATCAAATGGTCAAAAAGAGGCTCAGGAATCACAAATATCGGAGACTGACGATACTGAAACGAATGATAGCCCAACAGAGAAAGCAGAATCAAAGCAACCACCAAGTGCAACTGGCACAAGCGACAACGCTTCAAGTGACGTAAAAGGTTCTTCAAAAATTTCATTGGCAAAGAGTATGGAGAAGATAGATGCTGAAGTCAAGGACATCGGTAAAAATTTAAAATTAAAAAACCTTGTAAAAATAAAATTAATGTCAGATAATAGTGCGCTAGAAAGTTATGCAAATATCGAATTCTATAAACCGAAAAATATTTACCTGGATCAAGCAAAGATTCGAGATAATCGAATACTATACAACGATGTTACCCTGGTATCTTATCAGCAAAAAGACCCTGTTTTTCAAAAGAAAAAACAGTTATTTGAGATTAGACAGGAAAAAGAAAAACTGATAAAAGAATTAAGGTTATTAAAAAATGGATAAGATAAAAGAACAACTCGCAGGTGTTGCAGCATTGATCGGTGTTTTAGCCGCAATCGGTGGTGGCTTTATTAAATATGGTGAAGTCATGACACGTATGGATCAAATGGAAGAGTCTTTAAAAAACTACCAACCTTTCAATCCAGATGGTCTTATTGGTGAGATGGGTAAACAATCTTCACGTATCGCAGTATTAGAAAAATCAAATCAAATCTTAGAACTTGAAATCAAGGAGTTAAAAGCATCGAATAAAAATCCGTTAGCAAACTAATGTGGCGAAAGTGTATTTATTATTCTGCCATGGGATTTTGCTTTCTACTAAAGGAGTGTAAATGCAATGAAACTTACAACCAACTTCAGTTTAGCAGAAATGACAGCGAGCCAAACAGCAGCGCGCAAAGGAATTCCAAATAATCCAACACCAGGACAAATTGAAAATTTAAAAAAATTATGTGAATCTATCTTACAACCGATTCGTAATCATTACGATGCACCGGTGATTGTCTCATCAGGATTTAGATCACCTGAGCTGTGTGTAGTTATTGGTAGCTCAATTGATTCACAACATGCAAAAGGCCAGGCTGCAGACCTACAAGTTTCAGGCATAGATAACGAAGCACTTGCAACGTATATTAAAAACAACCTCGATTTCGACCAGCTGATTCTTGAATTCTATAAAAAAGAAGAAGGACCTCACTCCGGGTGGATCCATGTGTCGTACGTGGGCAAGGAGAACCGCAAGCAAAGTTTACAGGCGACAAGAAGTGAAAAAACTGGTAAGACAGTTTATTCACCATGGTAAAAGATAAAAACGCAAAACTTATGGAAGACATCATGGGTGCCGTTCGCACCGTTCATGGAATATGTCCAGAATGTGGTGAAGAAACCATGTTGGTCTCTGTGGTCACTGATTACTACAGATGCACAATGTGTGGTGAAGATACAAAACAGTATGTTAATGGTTCAATTAAATATTTAAAACTAACGAAAGAAGATTATGAATGGCTAGAAAAGCAAAAGGCTTCGGGGTCGACAACTATCATAAAAGGAAAAGAGTAAAGCGTAAAGGTCGAGTTTCTAAAAGCCCAAATAAAAGATACACGAAGAAGAAAAGAATCGGTCAAGGTAAACCATCATGAAGACTAGACTCGGTCGACAAACCCGAGGCTATATGTTTATGCGCTGGTTCTTTTTTGCATCTGCAGTTATTGGTTGCCTTATTCTCACCACATTTACCGAACAACCTTATCAGGTTTTAGGTTGGGGTATTTCAACAATTAGTTGTTTAGGTTGGGTGATTATTGCCGCTCAAGACCGCGACACGCCTCGTATGCTCATGGAACTGATGTACGCTGGTATGGGTGCCTGGGGTTTTATTAACTGGTTGACAAATTAATATAATATCCTATATAGTATTCTAAACTAACAAAGGAGAAAAAATGAAAGCAAGAAAGAAAGAAAAAAAAGCGTCACAAGATGCTTATTACAATGATGAAGAGAATAGAGTTTATGCTTTTCACAATGTAATGTTTAACTTTATTCTATACGTCAATGCTAAAGACGCGGATGATGCTATGGAAAAATTTGATCAATGCTGTATGGCTCATAGAGATCATTGGAAAGTGATGGTCGAACTATCAGAACAACCGTCGGAGGTTGCATAATGGCTCATAAATTAGACTGTACTGAAAAAGCATACGAGATAATGATGAAACATACTAACTGGCGTAAGCCTAAACGTATGACTCCAAAACGTCAAAAAGCAATTGATGCGTCTTGGAATAAATGGAAAATATACAGACAAGCATTGTTAGATGCGGGTTTATATGGAGGAATGGCATGGTCGGGAGATCGTAAATTTCCTAAAGTAGACATCAATACAAAAGAAAAGTTTACTGAAAGTATGCTAACACAACACGTGATTAGTCATACATTTTCATTAGACTTGGAAAGGATAATGTAAATGACAGACTTTACAAGATATAAAAATGTAACCGTCGATAAAAAAACTTATGAGACGATTACAAAAATGCAAACCAAATTGACACCTGATACAAAGTTATCACGTAGTCAAGTCGTGACCACATTGGTCAATGAGAAAGCGAGAAAGCTCAATGGCAAACTCTAGATACAATGTTAGAACCTGGGAGATCAGAGACAAACGAACTCCTGAACAAAAGTTATGGGTTGCAGTTTTAAAAGCTGCAGTCGAAGATGCTCTTGATGAAAGAGATCTAGACTACAAAGGTTATCCTAGACCTGCTGCGATTCGTAATATGGAAAAAGAATATTTTTTAATTCCTAATCGTAGTCTTTATGCCGTGTGTCGAAACGCAGGGTATGAGCCCGAATATGTAATTAAAAAAATGAAAAAGAAATTATGTGGGACGACCCTAGAAAAATGATTTGTCCAGATTGTAACGGAAACGGTTATGTGGGGTCGAGTTTAAAACCAAAAGAACAGGAGGATTGTAAAACATGCAACAACCAAGGCGAAGTGACCATATCAAAAGAAATGCTAGACAAACTAAGAGACTCTGGTCTGTAAACGGATTCTACATGGATGGTAAACATCTATGGGAACTTTTGACAGACGAGTCAGGAAATATCAGAAGGAGAAAAATATGAAAAAAATAATAACACTCATGTTATGTTTAATGTTTGTAGGCTGTTCCACAGCTTCTAAAAAAGAAAAGGATAGTTATAAAATCCTATGGGGGAAACGGTGTACTGAAACCGGTCATCAATTTAGTTATGTGTGGTTCCATACTGTGTATGGGCCCGAACAAGTAAAGAAAGAGTGGTGTAGCAATGCCAAATAAAAAAGGCGATACAGAGATTACTATTCCAACGTTTGAAAGTATGCAGTTTATTCACTCTGAGGATGAGTCGCAGATTATTATTAAATCAACAACAGGTACAATTACGATTAAATGTTTTTCACATCATTTAAAATGTGTATCTGAAGGTCAACCAGGATGATGGATATTCAAGATATTACGCATCTGTATATTATTGCCTGCGGTGGGATTGCATTAGGACTTTTGCTTTGGTGGAATGACCCGAAATAAGATTGCTAAAGATTTAAGAACTCCTAAGTACAGACCACGAGTGATTAAAAATAAAAAGAGGGAGCAAATCAAAAAACGATTCAAGTTATTTGAATTATTGGAAAGGTTTAGATGAGTTTAAGGCGTAAATATGTAAATTCTACTTTAACAACAAAAACTTGTGTTATGTGTAAAAAAACTTATCCGAGAAACGATCAATATTTTTACAAAACCAAACATCATAGTAGAAAAAATACTGCGTCGTATTCTTCTGTATGTATTACATGTGATAACGCAAGATGTGGAGAATGGAAAAAAAATAATAAAGAGAAAGTGATACAAAAAAATATTAAATATAAAGAAAGCGAAATAGGTTATTTTAAAGAAATGTATTATGGTATCAGAAGATCAAAACATGGAAATGCGTTTGCATCATTTGAAGAATTTTTTCAAGTGTGGACTGAACAAAAGAAAAAATGGGGAACGAAATGCCCATACAAAGGATATGAAATGACTAGAATTCGAGGCGTAAATAAAAATGGTCTAGGTCGAAAAAGTACACCTACGAATATATCGAAAGACCGTATTTTAACCAATCTACCGTACTCGAAAGAAAATCTTATGTTTATTAGTTGGGAAGCGAACAATGAAAAAGGTAATATGGGTTATGAAACTGCTAAGAAATATATACAATTTGTAAAGGAACGACTTAATGAAGTGGAATAAATTATACGATTACCCAAAGTCTGTCCGTGAACTCATCGAGAATAAAAGGCATTATGCCATTGGAACCGAGAAGCTACCTAGTGTGACGACAATCTTGAGTGCAACAGCAAGCAGCGAGAAGCAGGAGTCTTTGAAACGTTGGAAAGAAAAAGTTGGCGAAAAAGAGGCAGAACGTGTCAAAAATGTGGCAGCGAGTAGAGGTACAGCGATGCACTCGTATTTGGAGTATCATCTCGAGGGTCAAGGGCTTTTAGATCTTACAGAGATCGGTCAGGAGGCCGAAAGAATGGCAAAAACGATCATTGATAAGGGTCTGCCTGATTTGGAAGAAATTTGGGGCCTGGAGGCGACTTTACACTATCC